GGTGCTGGCGTCGTTGGTGGACTTATCAGCCGGGTCTTCGGCGTAGTAGTAGAGCGTGCAGTTGCCGGTGGTGGAGCGTACGCCGGGGGTGCTGGTGCGGTCGGTGTCCTTCAGGCTGGTGGTGTCCAGCAGGGCCAGGCTGCTGCTCACGCTCCAGTTGGCGACACGGGCGGCTTTCTTGCCGTCGATATGAAGCTCGCCGTTGCTGCCGCTGTAGAACATCAGAAGACTCCGATCAGGTTGACGGTGACGCTGCTGCGCCCTGGCCGGACGCTCACCACCTTCGGCGGCTCGGCGTAGCGCCAACGGTTGCCCCAGAACTCGGCGCCGATGGCTTGTGGGCTGCCGCCCCAGCCCGCCTTGGCGCCGGGATCGCCGTCAAACACGAAGGTGTTGTAGGTGCCCCAGGTCTCGTTGAAGTGATGCAGGAACAGCTCGGCGTTGGCGTCGCTGATGTTGTCGTAGCTCAGCGAGAGTGTCATGCCGGTGCGCTTGGAGCCATAGAGCAGGCGCACCTCGGCACCGTCCTGGGCGCGGTACTCACGGACTGGCCAGTTGCCAGGGTCGAAGGAGCGGGCGGTGGGCACCAGATCAGGGAAGGCCATCAGTAGTCCTTGCTGAAGTTGGCACCGTTTGTGATGTCCCTGGCAATCAGGCTAACGAGGCCCTCATCGACGGGATGCTCGGCCGCCACGATCTCGACCAGGCCATCCTCGTCGAGCGTCAGCTGCTCCACCTGATACACGCCTTGAGAGGCGGCGGCGTACTTCACGGTGAAGAGGGTGTCGTGCAGAGCGGGTTCAATGACCTTGCCATCTGCCACCGTCATCTCTCCTTCCTTTGTGTCGCTGCTGATGCGGTCGTAGTAGAAGATCGGGTAGGAGCCGTCTGTGATGGTGCCGCTGCTGGTGACGGTGCCGTCGGCCGCGATGACGCCGTTGTTGGCGGCGTGGTACGGGCTGGCCTCGGTGGCAACACGGATGTAGTTGCCGGGCGCCAGGTTCAGGCCGTAGGGGGTGGTCTTGAAGCTGACGGTATGCGTGACGCGGCGCCGCACTGACAGTGAGAAGCGCCCGAACAGAACGGCGTGCTCTTCGCTGCAGCAGAAGTCGGCCATGTTGAAGGTCTCGACGGGGTATCCCCCGCCGCCGGCCTCGTTCCAGAACACCGAGACGGTGCGCTCTTCCGCGAAGTCGTTGACGTGCTCCAGGCGCCAGGTCAGCAGGGCCAGGAAGTCGCGGCGCTGGTCGGCCTCCAAGTAGTCGATGCGGAAGGTGTCTTCGATGATGTTGCCGGCGGTGAACATCGCTGAGATCGGCACCGGCCCCAGGCTGATGTTGCCGGCCGCATCGACAGGGATGGCTGGCTCCAGGGCGAAGCGCCCGTTGGCGATCACGAAGTTCAGCAGGAAGTACGGCGCCATCTGCGCCAGGTAGTCCCGCACGTTCTGCGGGTTTGCCAGGGCGCCGTTGAAGAACAGCTTGTTGGCCCGCAGGAAGCGGCACGCCTTGGCGAACGAGGCCGTGTCGATCAGGTCCTTGGAGAAGGTGCTGCCCAGGCCAGCCTGCTGGTCAGTAAGCAGGAAGTACACCAGATCGGGGAACAGGTTGCTCGGGCCGGCGGTGCCCCCGTCGTCGGGGTGAAGGCGGGGCACCCATGTGCCTGACTTCAGCCACACCCGCACCTGATCCATGGTCTGGAAGTTGCGCCCAGCGCGCAGGGCCAGACCGCAAGTGGTCAGGTTGTCGTACTGGGGCGCACCAGCGTCGTTGGCGACGGTCTCATTGACGTAGACGATGGTGTGCTCGGGGCCGTTCTCGTTGCTGGTGGTGCGCTCGGTGTAGTTGCTGAGGTCAGTGATCTGGCCGTTCTCCTCGAAGATGCGATCGGAGTTCATGCCGATCACCTCCACCTCCTGAGCCACCTGATTGACGCGGAAGTAGGCGCCGACAGTTGCAGTGGCCTTGTAAAAGGGGTTGCCCGGTGTGATCGGAACGGTGTAAAGGGCTTCGGTGCCGGCAACCCAGTTGCCGGTGGTGGTGCCGGTGATAGGCGTGTAGGTCACGCCCTCCCACGCTTTGGTCTGTTTCCAATAGTCGGCCCAATCCTTGGGGCCTTTGTCGACGGTGCCCGTCATGCGGACATCGACGCTTGTGCTGCCGTTTTTCAGCGTGAACGTCTTGGATGCGGTTGTGCCGAGGGGAAGCTTCTCGGCGTGGCCCAGCAGCTCGTACTCGAACGAGGATTCGCGGCCGCCCGGTGAACCCAGCGCTGACGTCTCCGTGACAACGACGCGGACGCCGGTGTGCGGAAGGCCATAAGGGTTGCGCGGGTTGGAGGGGGAAATCGGAACAACGCATCCGAAAAGGTCGTTGTTGTTCATGTTTCCGCTGCTGCCCGTCACCTTGATCTGGGTAGAGAGGGTCCAGGCGCGCCAGCCAGGGAAGAAGGGGTGATCGGCGGGGAAGTTCTTGTCAACGACGCCGGTGAACTGCAGCTCCAGCCAGCGGTCCTCCGGGAAAGGAAACTTGATCGTTTTGGTTGCCGTCAGGCCCATGAAGCTGGCTTGGCCGAACAGCTCCCAGCACAACGCGGCCTCACGGCCTTGCGCGTACCCGTCAGGCAGCAAGGCCATGAACGCAACGGCTGTGGCCTTGGCGCTGGCCCCCTCGATGTCGGGGTACAGCTCAGCGCGTTGGATGTATGACGGGGCGGTGACGTGCGAGGGCTGGTTGTCGGTCTGATCGCCGGTGGTCAGCTCAGGCGCGAACTCCAGCTCGCCTTTGCTGGCGTACCGGCCCACAGCGTTGAGCTTGAACAGGCCGTAGCTGGTGCTGTACTCGCCGTAGAGGCGGGCGCCGGTCATGTCGATGGCGTTGATCCTTGCGTCCAGCAGCCAGAAGATTTCGCTATCTGGTGAGTGGTTGGCCAGGTCGGCGCCGTTCTTGGGGATGAAGCGGTACTCGTACTGCCGGCGGTCTGGGTGGGTGATGCGCAGGAAGTTGTACTGATCGACGGGGGCGCTGCCTTGGATGGCGAACTGCTCACCGAGGGGCCGCCAGTCGAAGTCCTTGCCGGTGGCGGGGTTGATGCCGGTTGGGCGCAGCCAAATCGTGAAGACGCTGGTGCGCTTGAAGTAGGTCGTCATCGACCCGCTCTGCCAGCTATCGCCTCGGTTATCGGCGTTGCGCAGCTCCTTTGGGGTGGGCAGCGAGGCGAAGTTGCAGAGGCCGTTGGCGCGGTTCCACACCTGCGACTTCAGGCCGAACTCGGTGGTGTCGCAGGGGCGGGTGTTACGCACCACCGCGAAATCCACCAGCATCACGGGGTAGAAGCCGGGGCCGATCGTGAGGCCCTTGAAGTAGTCGGCGTCGTACTTGTAGAGGCCCTGGCCCTGGTCGTCGGTGCGGATGCGGCGCTCGACAGCGTGCTGGCTGACCCAGCCGATCTGCAGGCCGGGGCCGCTATCGGCGAACACCTCCGTGCACTCCAGCTCGATCTGTTGAGTGCCGCGCTCTTTGAACGAGCCGACCACGCCCTGGCCCCAGACCGGCACAGAGCGGTGGACGACCTTCCAGACCGTACGGCCGATCATCACGGTGGTGCCGAGCTGCAGCTGATCGTCAGCCTGCTCCCGCATCGTGATGGTGGCGTTGTTGATGTCGTCAACATTCGCCTTGTACTTCTCGTCGTCGTATTCGGTCTCGTAGCGGTTCTTGTCAATAACGAAGCCGTTGATGGTGAAGGTGCAGCGGCTGCCAACAGAAACCTGGGGCGTGCGTTTGTGGTCGTTCGGTGCGCCGGGAAAGGTCTGACCGTTGACGGCGGTGATGCCCATCAACCGGCTGTACTCACGCCCGACGCCCTTCTGGCCCAGGCTGCGCATGTTGTCTTTGCTGCCGTCGCCCCAGTTGCCGGCGATCTTGACCCGCTCCAGCTTGGAGTTGATCGTGGTTTCGTGCTTGGCGCCCTCGACATCGGGCATGGGCACCAGGCGGTAGTTCAGGCGATAGCCGGTGCCGTTGGCGAGTGGGGCGTAGCAGCCGAAGGTGGCGTTGCTGCTGGGGGAGAAGGCGCCGCTGAAGGCGGTGTCCAGCAGGGCGTTACGGCTGGGACAGAGGAAGATGTCGTCGTTGCCCTGGAGGTCGCCGCTGCTGGCGCTGGCGCGGCTGCCGTAGGCGAAGTTCTTGGCCAGGATGCGGCCGTTGATGCGGGTGTTGCGGTTCCAGTAGAAGGCGAAGTTCTGCCGCCACACCGCGTCCAGCGGCATGGTGCCGAGGAAGATGCCTTCGAGGTCGGGACGGTCGATGCCGTCGTCGTCGCCGCACTCACCAATCACCAGCATCATCTTCACGCCCTGCTCGGTGCCGTAGCTGAAGCACCGCGACCACACCAGCTGTGGGCTGACCATGACGCCACCGATGTCGGCCTCGCGGTTGGCGAACACGATCGGGATCGGCGCGGCGTAGTCGGCCAGTTCGTTGATCGAGTCGAAGCCGCTGGTGGTACCAAAGCGGTCCGAGCCGTTGCGGCTGGAGAGCTGCCGCTGCTTCTGCTGTTGCTTGCTCGGTGAGGCGGGCTTGGGCGCCAACAACGCCGACACTGCTGACAGTGCAATGCCGATGACGAGGTTGATCAGGATCGGCACCACAAAGCCGCCGTTCACCTCAGGGATGTGGGCGTAGGCCGCTGGCCTTGTGCGGCCGCGCCAGGCCGCTTCTGCTGCAAACCGCCGGTACTCGTCCTCGGTGATGCCGAGGGTGTGGATCAGTTCGCGCTCGAAGGGCAGTAGCGGAAGGCGTGGGCGATCATTCCCCTGCGCATGGGGCACCAGGCCACCGCCTCTGTTCGCTGGTTCATGTAGAGGATCCCGCCCTGCCATACCACCGCGAATGAGAGCTGCTCACCGTTGAGCAGGAGCACATCGCCATCGTAGGTGGGGTCTTGGATGCGCTTTCCCCAGCGCAGCAGCGCACGGCCAATGCGGTGCGGGTTTCGTTCGTACCAGCGCGGGTCAAAGGGGGGCGTTGGGATCTCCATTCGCTCCAGCACCCGATACACCAGATGGATGCAGTCGAGTTCGCCCCAGCTGAAGCGCTGCCCGATCAGGTCGATGCAATCAACGCAGGCGGACATTGCTGGTCATCGGCAGCTGCCCCACCAGCCGCTGGCGTAGGCGGCGCTTGGGCACTTCGGCGCCGACCGCATCGAGAACGGTGTTCAACTTGAGGGTCAGCGTGGTCTCGCTCCAGCCACCGCCGGCGATCTGGCCGGTGTAGCTGTGTAGCTGCTCCTGCTGAGAGCGGTCGGCGGGGTTGAGCAGCATCACCTTGACGTCTGCGAGCCAACCCTCGCGCAGGGCTTCGATAGACCAGCGGCGTGACAGCTCGTTGTTGGGGAAGGCCAGGGTGGCGTCCACGTTGTCGCCTTGGCGGTTGATCGTGATGCCGCTGAAACCGAACGGCACAAACGAG